CTCGCCGTCCCCGCAGGAGCTGTCTCTTCCTATTACAGTACCTAACGGATAAAGGACCGGTCAAACAAGCGGTTTAAAACCCGTCGGCGGCCAGGGAGGAGGTACGAGAATAACGAGGGTTAACACGAGATATTAACGAGAGTTAACCCCCAGGGAGACGCCGCCGGAGACGGAGCGCGCCAGCCGCGGACCTGCTGCCGGAGGGCGTCGCGGCCCATGCTGCAGCGCTGCCGGAGTAGCTGCCGGAGGGCGCCAGGGCGCCAGGCGGAGACGATGCCGGCGGGCGCTTGTCTTCCGGATCTGCTGCAGGCGCTGCCGGAGAACGTGACGCCAGGCGGCCGGTCTGCTGCAGGCGGAGGGGCGGAGCTGCCGCAAACGTCCGGCAAATTATATTATTTCGAAAGCTGCAGCGCGCCCGTCTTCCGGATCTGCTGCCGGAGACGCTGCCGGAGACGCGCCCCGCGGATCCTGGCGGCCGCTGCTGTATGGGAGATAATAGCGCCAGGCGCAAAGGACCGGCGGCCGGAGGGCCGGAGGGCGTGCCGCGTCTCGTATATAGATAGCTGCTGCAGCGCCGGAGGATCTGCAGGCGGGCCCCGTCTTCCGTCTTCCGATCTGCTGCCGGCGGCCGCTGCTGTCTTCCGGATCTGCTGCAGAGCTGGCGCCGCTGCCGTATAGGGGCCATATCATTTCAACGCGGACCGGCGGCCTGAAGTGGAAATAGAAAAAGGACCTGGCGCGCTGCTGCTGTCTTCCGGTCCTGGCGCGCTGCCGGAGCTGCCGATCTGCTGCAGGAAAAGAGCCCTGGAAAAAATTTTTTAAAAAGTGATTGACACATGCTCGAACCTGTGATATGATGGCGCCAACCGGAGGGCATAGGGAACCAAAGATTGCACACAATCGAATCGAATTTTTGACACGAAAAAACCGGGACCATAGCGGCCCCGGCCTTTTTTATTTTCCTGGCGTTATTCCGGCATATCATCCGCGGCCGGATCTGCTGCCGGCCCTGGCGTTTCTTTTTTGTGCGGCCCCTCTCGTTTTTCCAGCGGCCGCCCTAAACATGATGCAATGAACTCTTTTAATGTTTCATTTACACTTTTCCCGCGGGCGGCACAGTATGCCTCAAAGGCGGCCGCGTCTTCTCTAAAGACTAAACACGTGATTGTCTTTTTGTTTTTCTTTTTCCATTCCATATCCGTTTTCTTTTTCTTTTCCGTAACTGGCACTTTTTACACCCCCTTTATATGTAGCAATTCTAGCATACTCGAACCCGCAGCGCAAGCCCCCAAAAATTTTTTGAGGAAATTTTAAAAAAGTGCTTGACAACGTACTCGAACCCGTTGTATATTATGCGCGTAGCCAACAGACTCGAACCTGTAAACACAACCGGAGGAAACAACATGAAATACAGAGTAGATACTTTCAGCGATGCCGGCCACAAAATGACCGTATACGAGACGGAGACGGAAGCGCGCCAGGCGGCCGAAAAAGCAAAGAAGGCCGGGAAAATCGTTTTCCTGCTGGCGGAGATCCGCGAAAACATTTTTGACGTACTGGAGGAGGTATAAAGCAATGACGAAAAAGCAGATTGAAAAGCTGGCAATCATGGTTTTACTGGCCCATACGGAAGAAAACGCCGACATCCGGAAGAAGAAAAAACAGGAAATAAACGACTTTTTCCGCCTCTTGTTTGACCTGTATATAGTGGATGACTACAAAAAGCTGGAGAAAATCAAAAAGGACGTTTACACCAGAGCCGCGGATCTTTACGCGGAGCAGAAGACAGCATAACACACCAGGGGCCGCGGAGGCACGAAAAGCAGGTTCCAACGCCTGCCGGCCCATTTCCTAAAACACAGCTTACAACCAATCATAGGAGGGCAACATGGATATTTACAAAGAGGTCACCGACCGAATCATTGAGGAGCTGGAGAAGGGCGTTATCCCCTGGCGTAAACCCTGGACCGGAACAAGCGCCGGCGCCATCAGTCACACCACCGGCCGCGCGTATTCCATCCTGAATCAGATGTTATTACGGCAGCCCGGCGAATACATCACTTATCTGCAGGCGAAAAAAGAGGGCGGCCACGTGAAGAAGGGCGCAAAGTCCCGAATCATTGTTTTCTGGAAGCAGACAATAAAGGACGTGACCGACGAGAACGGCCAGCCAGTGATGAATGAGGACGGGACGCCGAAAAAGCGTGTAATTCCTTGTCTAAAATACTACCAGGTATTCCACATTGACGACTGCGAAGGCATAAAACCGAAATGGGAGCAGGCGCCCCGGCAGACAGCAGAGCCAGACGAGACCGCCGTGGAAACATTTTACGATTATATCCGGCGGGAAGGGATCCGGCTTGAAGAGGAAGCCAGCGACGAAGCATACTATAGCCCGACGCGGGACGTCATCCACCTGCCGCTTATCAATCAATTCGACGAGGCCGCCGAATATTACAGCACAGCATTTCATGAGGCCACGCACAGCACTGGTCACGTTAGTCGCCTGGCGCGCTTTACTGGATCCGCAGCGGCCGCCGCTTTCGGAAGCGAAACATACAGCAAAGAAGAACTTATTGCAGAAATCGGAAGCGCCTGTATTCTAAACGAAATTGGACTAGAGACGGCCGGCAGCTTTCAGAACTCCGCCGCATATATTCAGAGCTGGCTAAAAGTCCTACGGAACGATAAAAAAATGATTGTATCCGCGGCCGGCAGAGCCGAAAAAGCCGTCAACCTCATCCTCAACCGGCAGCCGGAAGCACCGGAAGCAGAATAAAGAAGGGAGCATAGAACCATGAAAAAACTTATCATTTCCGCCCTGTTGGGCCTGCTGCTGATCACCACCGCCGCGGATGCCACCGGAAGCGCCGCCTATTATAAAAAGCTAGCGCGCCGGCGCGGCGTCGGAACGGTCCGCGAATATTGGGCGGAAGAAATCACGCCGGATCTCCTGCAGAGCCGCGGAAACAGTGTTTTGATTGAAAAGTGTATTGGAGAAGTCACGAACAATAAACGAGACGGCCGCCTCCTGGGCGTGGAAGGCCCCTACAACTATATTTCGTATAGGGGCGTAAAAGGTGCCCGGAAGGGCGATATCATTTTAACAGTTCTGGTATATAACCCTGGCGCCGGAGAAGACGACATAAACACACGTTTTGATTACATCATGAGCCGCGCCAAACGATAAACCACACCCCGCCGCGGAGAACGCCCGGACCGAAAGCGGACCGGAGCCGGCCCGACACCGGCGGCAGGGGATCCCGCAACAAAAGCAAGTACACACTGCCGACGCGCCAGGCGCCGCCGGCGATGCCGAAAGCTGGACAGCGGACCACATCACCAGAGGAGGAGCAGAAAACCATGGGAGCCACGTTTACAAAAGACAGTATAACCATTGACGGGAAAACATTCCCGGCAGAGTATAACCTTGCCAAAACCGGCGAAATGCTTGTTTTCGTCATCCTGGAAGAGCTGCCGAACGGCCGCAGGAAAAAGCAGAAAATCGTCATCCCGCCCACGTCGGAAGCCTGGAAGGCCGCCCGCCTGGCGATGGAAGCCGCGGAGACCGATTTTTTCCCGGTACCGGAGACGATGCCGGCAGAGCCGGAAGCCCTGCAGACCCCGCCAGAGCCCGCCAGCGCCCCGCAGAGCCCCGAAAGCGCAAAAGCGGAGGAAGTACACACGGAGACCGAAAACCCGCCTAAAAAGGCAAATACGGCCACGCGGGGCGGAGTGGTACCTGAAAAGACGTTCACGGGACAGAAAATATTGGGCCCTGGCTGGTATATCTTTTTTGACCCGGAAGAGCAGCGGACCCGCGTAATATTTGAGCGCGTGCCACATGAAGACGTGCGGCGGATCCTTAAAACCCGCGGCTTCTGTTGGTCTCCGGCCCTTATGAGCTGGAACAAAAAATTGACCTGGAAAGCGTACCGCGCCGCGCTGGACCTGGCGGAGGAGCTGCAGAGCGTGCCGGCCGTCAAAAAGCAGAGCGGTAAAAAGAACCCGTATTATAACCCGCTGGCAGCGTAGGAGGAAAAACGACATGGAAACATTCAGCAGCATTATTTCAATGGTAGTTATGATCATCGTTGGCGAATTGATTCTTATGTGGATCCAGGCAGCCCACGCGGCCGCGGAGAAGGCAGCCAGGGAGGAAGCCGCCAGACGCGCGAAAGCGACCAGGGAGGCGGCCAGGGAGGCGGCCAGGGAGGCCAGGCGGGCAAGTACTGCAGCCATCACCCTGCAACCGGACACCCCGCCGGCGGAGAAGCGCCGCCCCGGCAGGCCCCGCAAACACCCGGCGCCGGATCCTGCAGCGCCCAAACGCAAGCCCGGCAGGCCCCGGAAGACGCCAGCCGCGGCACCGATCACCGCGACGACAGCAGGCCCCGCCCCGGCAGCCCCGGCGGAGGCCCTGGAGGCGGCGCCGGCCCCGGCCCTGGCCCACTGCAGCCTGGAGGAATTTGTAAATCTGTATTGTTAAGAGGATGTTTTATATATCTATTACAGGCCCGGAGGAGGGGCGAAAAAATGTTTATCGAAAAAGTCGGAAACCTCGAATTGCACTATGAATATTTACCGGATCTGTTGTGTTTTGGTGATTTACAGATGGCAGTGTACGCCACCGACGGGGCCCGCGTCGTCATCCGCGAAGTGTTCGACGGGGCAGGGCTGCAGCAGGCCCGCCGGAATGCGGAGCGGCTCTTAAATATGCTAGACGTTTACACCCTTGCCGACATCCGCGCCGGCCTGCCGGAGATTTCCACGGAGGACAACGGCCGCCTCCTGTATGGTAAGATTGCAGGATTCGATACTACGGAATATTTCCAGCAGATCGGCAGCAGCAGGTTTTACAAGCATTTTACAAGCCGCCCGGAGGCATAGACGCCACCGGAAACGCGCGAAAACCATTTCAGCCGCCGGCAACGCGGCGAAACCATTTCACTTGACATAACAACGCAGAAGAATTATAAAAATATTAGGAGGATAACACCATGACTATGCGCGAATTTGTTACGGATCTTTTCAATGCTTGCAGGGAGACGCCCGAAAAGATGGATATAGAGGCGGCGCGGTACGACGTCAACAATTTTATGCGGGAAGCAGAGGATTCCCCGGAATGCTGGGAAGTGCCGGAAGACATCACGCCGGAGGAGTACATGCACCTATGGAATGAGCTTGTAGAGGAGCAGGAACGAGCTGCAGCCGCGGAGGAGCTGTAGCCGGTAACGCGCTAAAATCATTTTCGCCGCTGGAGCCATTCCGGCGGCGTTTTCTTTTGTCCGCGGACCGGCGGCAGCTCCTGCGGGCACCAGCGCCGGCCAGGATCCACGGCAGCGGCCCCCCGCGGACCGGATCCACCAGGCCAGCGCCGCGGCGATGCCGGCAGCCCCGCCCGATCACCACCGCCGGCAGCCCCGACGCGCGCCGGATCTCCGCCGGCAGCGGCGCCGGACCGGCCCCGGCCCCGAAAAAACCGGCGAACCACCCGCGCCCCGATTTTCGACGCCCGTTTTTCCGGCCGGCCGGCAGGATGTTTTATTATATAATATACACGCGCGTTTTCGCGGCGCGGCGGGCCGGGCGCGGCGGGCGATGTTTTTTATTGATTTATTGATTTAATGATTTACGGAATATTCTCTTAAGTGCCACTTGTTGACAGATGTTTTTTCTTCGTCGATCTCCTAAATATTTCCCCGATCATGCAATTTTTCGCCGTTCACACAATTTTCCCGGCGGCATCCCACAACTTCTGCAGCGCTCATACAATTACACAGGTAACCATTCCTTCAATTATCCGCCTCCGCAGCCACGTCCGCAGTGGTCCGCAGTGGTTCGCCGGCAGCGGCTCGTCAGCTCTTCTTCTCTCCCATTTCCACACTTTACATATTTCCGCTATGCCGCCCACGCAACGCGCCAAAATCATTTCATATACTTGCACGCCGCCAAATCATTTTGTATGTATATGCACGCCGCCAAATCATTTTGAAACGCACTCCGCCAGATCATTTTGAGGCGCACTCCGCGAAATCATTTCAATCAAAAAGCGGCCCCGCATAATTGCGGAAGCCGCCGGAGGATGTCAGTTTTTAATGATATACTTTGTCCTATCCTCTTCCGTCGGTTCAAACCGGTTCAGATCGATATACCACGTGTACACGAAAGAGGGTGTTATGCTGGTGTCGATATCGAGATCGACATCTTTAGCCGCCAGCAAAGTGTTATCGCTGCTTAACAACTGTATACCCCTTATCGACGCCACATGACCAGACAGGGAAGGCGCAATCGTGATGTTTATCTCCGCTTTACCGTCCACGATCTGAGTGGAGACGGAATCCGCCGCGTGAAGACTCTGGTCATTATCTAGCAGGTACAGAGCCTTAGTTACATTCGATACGATGCTGTTCAGCATCACAGTCTTAAGACCATAAAGATGCGTTGCCATATTTCAAGCCTCCCCCTTACGAATTGACTGGTTCATTGCCACCCTCTATGGGCGGAGGAACGTCCCCTTCGGAGCCAAGGACCTGGTAGTCATCCATCAGCAGCCCCATGTCGTCATATGTGCCGACGATCACACCGTCACAGACGGACCGGACGTTCTGCACTTTTGATACCACGCCCGCGATATCCAGGCCTGTGCTGTACTCTCCGTCAACAACAACTGTAAAATGATACGGGTCTGTCGGGAGGTGCGGGAACTCTCCCGCGGACGAATCATACGGCGAATACTCCGATATCCACACGCGGTCAAACTTCCTGGACAGATACGTTATGATCGCTCCCGGTGTCCCGGCAATTTGTGCAATCGGCAGCGCATTTTTTATCCACCAACGCTTTGCATTGATATCCGTTTCCGCATAATCGTAGTAGCAGTTCAGCTCCCACGCCAGTTCATCCAGACGCCATTCCGGCATGGTATCCACGTCCGTGATTAACGCCACCCCGTCATTTACAATCTCGTTCATGCGGCGTACGCCTGCCTGAATCGCCATGGCCAGAGCATACCCGTTCTTGTCCGCCAGGATGAACTTCGGCACCCACTTCGCGGCATCAAAACGGTACGTGTACTCCGCCAGATCATTTCCGCTCGCCATAAGCACACCCCCTTAGTTCGCGCTTACAAGCGCAGCAGTGCCGTAGCAGATTGCGTTCTCTGCGATCTCGGTGTACTGGATCGTGGAGCCACCGTTGAAAGTGCTGTCCGACCGGAAGTAGGCCCTGGTAGCGCCGGCCTGATAAATCATGCCGATCAGCTTCTCCGGGTTAAACGCGCGGCCGATCTTTTCGTTCTGCCATTCCACATACTCCGCTATAGCATCCTCGATCGCCGCCTCAACATTTGTCCCATCATAGGTGGCAACCACTTTCAGCGTGTACTGTTTAGGGACAGCGTACACGATATCATCGATCACGTCTGTCAGCGGCCTTACCTTTTCCGCGTTAATCGCTGCTTCAATAGCCGCACGCATACGTGCATAATCCGTACCTGTGTGCTGCGTATCGTCCATAAAAACGATCAGCACCTTGCCGTCGCCGGCATTAAGTGCCACCGCATCAGTGACACCGGGGATGGCTTTTACGATGGACTCATACTGCTCGGACGGTCCGGCAGTAGTGGCGACAAGGATATGCTCCCGGATACGCTCGCGGTAATCATCATCACTTTCTTCATCCACGCCACCGCTGGCCGCCGTGGCCGCAACAATGCCGTCCACCGCGGATACTGCGGAGCTGAAGGACAGTTCCGTACCCGCCGCCAGAGTATTTCCGGCAGTGCCGGGCGTAGTGCAGACAATCGTTGCAGTGGTTTCCGCTACAGCGCCACCGATTGCCACAGCGCTCTCCAGCTCATAGAACAGTACACCGTCCGCGGTCATGGTCTTACCAGCCGGAAGGGTAGTGGCCGACGCGCCGCTGGCTGCGGTGATCGTCACTGTTGCCCTTGCCGCTGCCGCTGCTATCCTGTCGCACCCGCGATTCTCTCCAAGGATATCAAGGTAATCACCAACAGCATAGCGCAGGGTCTGCATCCGCAGGGCATTGTCCACGCCGGCAAAAATCTGCACGAAATTCGCCAGCACACCCCGCAAAAGCATTTCCTTTTCATCGCCGGGGTACAGCACGTCGCCGCCCGCGTCGATATAGGCCAGCATCATTTCCTCCCAGATCGCGTCCGGGTCATATGCTATATAATGCAGCTCGGTATTATCCATCAGGCTGTCTCCTCCTCTTCCGCCGCGTCGGGCTCTCTGATAAGCACGTCAATAGTGGCCTCTATGTAGATTTCGCCGTTCTCATTCAGGCTTGCAGTGGCGTCAACCACTTCCACGTCCGGCTCCCACGCCATGATCCGGTCTAGCTCCGGCACCAGCTCATTCTGGAGCAGGGGCAGCGGCAAGTCGTAAAGCGCCGTATCAAATCCCCGGAGCCGGTCATAGGGCACTTCCCCCATCTGGCACATGAGTAGATTCTTTGCGTTCTGTATCGTGCGCGTGATGATGTCATCTGTCTGGAAGTCGATGGGGGCCGCCACATTATTGATTTTGTATTCCGCCATAGCTGCCTCCTTATGGTGTTCCGATTCTGGCGGCCTGCCGGTTTCTCACAGCAGCCCACTTCGATGTAGACGTGCCCGCGACCTTGCCGCCACTAAGCCGTTGCGCCATCTGCGTGACATTTTCGGCCTGCTTGACAGCCGCTTTTTTCGTGGCGCGTGGCGTGGTCATCACCGGTTCTTCGCGCCACTTGCTGCTTCGCTGTGTGGTGGTGTAAGATGTATTCCGCACGGACGCCTTAGAGCTGCCACCGCCGCCGGAATATCCGCCTCCGGAATAACCACCGCCTCCGCCGCCTCCGGATGATCCGCCGCCTCCAGAGCTCCCGGAGCTGCTTGTATCCTTTGGCTTCTTGTCGGTCTTCATGCACTGCTTCATGGTCATTGCCACTTTGCAGGTCACCCACTTACCGGCGGGCGTGATCTCGATCTCGCTCACCGTGGCATCGGTCAGCATCATTCTGAACTTCACCAGCTTCTTGCTGCCGACATAGAAATAGTCACGTTTCCCCAGCTTCGCCTCACGGATAAACGCCATGGCTTCCTTCCGCACATCACACCCGGTCAGGGCACTCAGCCAGACGGTCATGGAAACCTCCGTGGGGTTCGATCCTTTCCGGGAGACATAGCCCTGAGCCTCGTCATCCTTGCCGTACAGCTCCGCGGATCCTTTGATCTGCAGGCCGCTGAATCCGCGAATCAGCGTGGGCGATACGATAAACTTATGACCATTCCATCTGCCCACTTCCCTGCCCGCTGCAGTAGCGCTCTTCTTCGCCACGGGCTTTCTCGCGGCTTTCTTGACTACCGTCGCCATAGCTCATCACTCCTTCCACGGTACGGAAGAGGGGATGTACGCATTGTCGTCATTCTCTTCCGGGATCTCCACTACCGGCAGATTCAGCAGCTCACCGCCGGAGAAAATGGAGAGGTGGCACAGGCTGGGGTTCGCGTTCAGCAGCTCGCAGGCATATTTCTCGTTGCCGTAGATGTCCAGTGCTGCGCTGTCAAACGTCTCCCCTGCCGAACACTGATAGAGCTGTCCACTTAAGGTCATGCGTACACCTCCAATCTGTCTCGCATCTTCTGCTCGTCGAACCATTTCGACAGGCGGTCCTTGTCATCCTGCAGCGCCTTTTCCACGCCGGTCGCATCGCCCGCATTGATCGTGGGACTATATACCAGGGTGGTGGGCGTATAGCTGGCATTGGCATTCAGTCCGCCGAACCGGTTTATGATCTCGCCCCAGGTAAATCCGGACGCCGCGCGGGCGGCATCCAGCAGGGCAGCGGTCTTGTCCGTGTGCTCTTCCGGGATGGCCCATTCGGGACCGGCCTCACCGAAGATGGACGCCTCGGTGGCGCGGCCGCCCTCTGCGTACGGTTGGAAGAGCTTCCGCCCGACAATATTGATGTGAACCGTCCTGCCGTTAAGGCTGTCGATGTCCGCCCGGAGAGACGCCGTATTGCCGTCCACGTTTTCTATGAGGGTCTGCCCGTCGCAACTGGAAATTGTGTACTGCAACTGCGTCGGGTCGCCGGTCAGGTACTGGGTAAGGGTCTGTCCGTCAATATTCTCGATGGTGCCTTCGATGGACTGCGTGTCCCCCTCCACCTGGACGTCAACGCCTTGCTCTTCCAACTGCATCACCGGATCCACGCCTTCCCAAACAGGGACAAGTGTCACTGGGATCTCGCCAAAGGAGTCAACAGTTACCTCAGGCGTAACCACCGGATTTCTGTCCGCCGAACTACCCCTGTCTCCATAGGCGGGCGACGAGAACATGTTGTTGTAAAACTGCGACGCAATCTGCGACATGGTATACAGATTTTGAAGGGCACCCTGCATTTCTGCATCGCCTGCCTGCTCGTAGTAACTTATCCTGTCCAGCAGACCACCAGATCCCCCGAATAGGTTGATCTGTTCACTCAACAGTTTGCTCAACTCGCCCGCGTCGCCGGCCGTTCCGAGCCCTCTGTACTCTTTCCAGAATGCTGCGGACGCATCGCCGGTGCTCATGGCGCCGGACATTACCTGCTGGGCCAAACCTTCTAGTGCGGCGTATGCGTTGCCGTATTTGCCCTGGGCCAACTGACTGTCTCGCAAGGTGTAAAGAGAACGATCATACCCCGCGGACTGCTGGTTCCTGTAGCCCATGTATGCGCTGTACGCCTCATCCAGTTCTTCCTGAGACGCGCCGTTGTACATCAGGCGCCAATACCGCTACTCGAAGTCTCCGTCCAACCTGGAAAGCTGCTCCTCTGCCGCATCCACGCACTCCCGCTCCACGTC